TGCACAAATGACAAATAATGGAGTCAAGCAATTCCATGGTGTGGTTTACAAAAACCTTACTATGAACACATTTGCGGGCTTGTGTGGAGCTATTTGGGTTTCACAAACAAAGGCTGCCGTGATTACAGGTTTCCATCTTGGAGGCATGGCCGGTACGCCACGTGGTTGCGCAGGATACCTTACGAGGGATCAATTGCGCGTGGCTGAGGAACATATCAAGTCTATTGAGGGCGTTTTGCTCGCTGGACATGATTCCAAATTCGAACCACAATGCTTGGGAGTTAACGTTTTGACCAGTCAAACGATACATCCCAAGAGTCCTATTAACTATTTGCCTAAGGGATCACAATTTGAATACTATGGCACATGTGTAGGACAGACGACATCGCGGTCAGATGTTCGTCGCACACCCATTTCGACAGCCGTTGCAGAAGTTTGCAAGGTGGAAAATATTTGGGGTGCACCCAAAATGCAACCAGAATGGTTTGGATGGCAATTATGCTTAGAAAATGCTAGTCATCCAGCACGGCCCTATCCACATGATTTGCTCGCCAGAGCTGTCATGGATTACAAAAAGCCACTCATTGAGTTGGTTAGAACTCCATTGTGGGGAAAGGCCAAGCCACTTACAAATCATGAGAATTTGTGTGGTATACCTGGTTGCAAATTTATCGATTCGATTAATCTCAGTACATCTGTAGGCTATCCTTTGACAGGCGCTAAGCGGCGTTTTGTCACTGAGTTGGAACCTACTGTGGACAAACCCAATAACAGAGAATTCACTGACGAAATCATGGGTGAGATAAATAGAGTTGAGGCGTTGTACAAACAGGGACAACGCGCATTCACTATCGCAAAAGCTTGCAAGAAGGATGAAGTTTTACCAGTTGCTAAGGGCAAGTGCCGTATCTTTTACGGTAATCCCATTGCTCTGACCTTCTTGGTCCGTAAATATTATTTGCCTCTCTTGAGGGTTTTACAAATGAATCCACTCATTTCAGAGTGTGCTGTTGGTATCAATTGCCATGGCACTGAGTGGGACGAATTTTACAAGCATTCCACCAAATTTGGTGAAGAAAGATTGTTTGGAGGAGACTACGGTAAGTATGATCAGAAGATCCCGAGTCAGCTTTTATTAGCATCCCTTCGAATATTGTGCGATATGGCCAAAGAGTGCAACTACACTGAAGAGGACATTACTGTCATGCAAGCCATGGCTAGTGATTTGGTCTTTTCATTGATTGCTTTCAACGGTGATCTCATAGGTCTTCAAACAGGCACCCACATTAGCGGAAACTCGCTCACAGTTATTCTTAACGGAATATGTGGCAGTCTCAATTTGAGATGTTTCTTCTTTACGGAGTATCCTGAAGCTGGTGCGTTTCGTGACGCAGCTGCTATGATGACTTATGGAGATGATAATATTGGTAGCGTTTCACCCAAATATCCCAAATTTAATATTAAAGGATGTTCGGAATTCTTGGCAACGTATGGACAGATTTACACGATGCCCGACAAGAACAGTGAATTGCAACCTTATTTGAAACCTCATGAATTTGACTTTTTGAAAAGAACCCACATCTACCATGAAAAATTGGGAGTAGGGGTCGGAGCTCTGAGTGAGAAATCTATTTTCAAGTCACTTCATTGTTATTTGAGGCCAAAAGGAGCCCCATTAACACCCCAGCAAGCGTGCGCCCAGAACATTGATGGCGCTTTGCGGGAATGGTTCAATCATGGAGAAGAGGTTTACGAAAGTCGTAGAAAGCAGATGAAAGAGGTTGCTGATCGAACTGAAATTACCCATCTCTGTACGATGCTTGATGAGACGTATCAAGATCGTGTGGTTGATTGGCATGTAAAGTATTCTGATGTTGAAACGGATGCAGTACATGAACGCTTTGAGACACAGTCTGGACATGAAGAAGAAGTACCAGATGAAGAGAACCGTAAACTTTATGTTGATGCCATTGCTGGTGTTAACATGCGATTAGTTGGAGTGGACACAAATATCATTGATTCAACTTTTGGAGAAATCGATTTGATTTTCGACAGGGTTGACAATGGAGTGCGTCACATACTTATCGTAGAGGTTAAAAGCTCTAAATTGTCTTTGAGTAAGGGTCGCAAGCAAGCAAGAAAATACTTCCGTGTCATGGAAGCCTTGCAGCCTGAGGCCAACATTATCTCTATGCTCTTGTCACCAAATGGATGGGAAGCTATATCGTCGAGTGAGAAATCTATTTCGACGTGGCTTCTTATTGCGTCACAAAGTACGGATAATGGCTTCCAACAAGCAATCGCGGAAGCATGTCTATTGTAGACAACTTAGTCAAACTCCGACTATAAACGAGTGCCAGTTTTAAATCTGAGGCTTA